GAACGGATCCATAATGCCTCACTATAATACTAGGTCTTGATGATGTATAGCACGGCATAGTTCTTAGGCCGAGTTTCTATATTGCCGGTATATGAATTGTTGACTGTCAAACCAGTAGTATTACTGTTTGTAGTAGCAACAGGTGATACGGCTGTTTGTGGGTATGGCACCGCGCCTCCACTTCCAGCCGCTAATACAATACCAAGATCGTGCGCGTGACCGGGATCATTCACGGCGTGGTTATGCGTTTCGTAAGCGTCAAGCTGTGCGCCAGCTAAGGTTCGGCCTACAGTAAGCGTTGTGCCAAAAGATAACGTATTAGTCCCACTTCCTGAAGCGGCAGGGGTTATTACAAATGTAGTCGAATTAAAAATTTGGTATATATAAGACCCCGCGACTATACCTGTCCCTGACACGGCCTGCCCGACAGACAATGTTGCCGTGCTTGCGGTTGTCACAACTGCCGTTGAATTTGTCGTGCAAGATAATGTAGCAGATGTCGCCGTAGCAGCCGCAGATATCACAATTGAATTGGCAGCTTTTGATATTATAGTTGTGCCCGCAGGGATACCAGTGCCTGTAATTGGCATACCGGCGTATAAATACGTCGTTGAAGGTATTCCTGAAACAGTCGTGCTGCCAATTGTTGTGACACCTGAAATGACAGTAGTATCCATACTCCCGCTTGTTGGAGATCGGCTGTCATAACCTCTAAGGAATTGACCGCGTAGATCTGGAATATTGAATGTTGTAGATCCATCTCCTACGCCCCATAAAGTGCCAATGGCGGCGAAAAGACTAGAATATGTTGTCCTAGAATAAGCTATACCATCACATATCAACCAACCTAAAGGCGCTGATGATCCGGCAAATGGCGCGATTATACCTGATGGATTAGCGCCAACACCTATAATAGGAACTGTAAATGTAGCCGCAGAACTATTAATAGTCGCGCGAGTAACGCCATTTGTTTTTAATACAAGATTACGGTCATTTACAGCGGATAAAGTGGAATTAGTAGCGTCGGCGGATAGATCTGTATAGGCCACGCCCCCAGAAGTTGATAGTCGGATAGTTCCATTGACAACGTCTAAATTAGCTGTAGGGCTGGCTGTCCCAATACCAACTTGTCCAGCATTGTCTATTATAAAAGGAGTAACGTCAGGATTGGCCGAATCTTGAACGCGGAGAACTGCGCCAGTGCCAGTCTGTGTAATAGTTAAGGCAGTATTAGATGAATCTGTGTTTATAACCACATTTCCAGACAAAACCGGCGAGAGCGCCGATGTTGGGGCAGAGATGTTATCAACTGTCCAAATTTCATTATTATTAGAATCCGCTAATTTAAATTTATATGTGTTCGCGCCAAGCCAGACAGAGGCTTCGCCGCGTGCGTTTAATACAACAGGATTTGGGTTAAGACTTATGCCCGAATTATCCGTGTAAGTAGCTAAAGGCGTTGTTGTTCCAGCAGCGTAAGTATAAAGAAGGCCGCCTACAAGCGGAGCGCCTGTAATGTCCAGAAATTGCATTTTAGCAGAGGGCGAAAGAACGGACATTAGGCACCTACAGAACTGGTTACAGTCAAAATGACTGAAGGAATTGCGGGGACAGGACTAGACGCGGCAATAGTTGACAGTCTAACACCTGTGTTATCTGTTGACCACATGATCTCAAAATAATCGTTCGTCGTGAGATCTATCACAAAACTTCCCGTAGCAACAGCGGCAGCGGTTGAGCTTGCAGCAACTTGAATCTTAATGGCGGGATTATCAGTAGCTCCATTAACGCGGAGCCAGACATAAATATTATGCGGCGAAACATCAGTATTACTGAGTTGCGCCGAAAATTGTGCGGTGTAAGTAGCTGTGTTATCTACATAAACGCGAGATGTCGGCGTGCCAATAGAAACACCGTAATTAACCGATGTAGTATTAAATGTCATGCCATATGCAGTATTAATAGCCGCCGCCGTTTGAGTCGCGGTGCTATAAAATGATCCATATCGCCGCCCAGCTTCAACGGCTTGATATATATTAAAAAACCAACGATACCAAGGACGATTAACAAATCCCGTTGATTCGTCGTTCATTTTGACGCGGGCGGCGGGTATCTGAGTGTTGTTATCAACCAGATTAGGCATTGGTTGGGCTCACATGCAGTTCCGCCCCCATAATAGCGATCTGCACAGGATCGGTGCCGGATATTTCATAAACTCTATCTCGAATTTTAAGCGTCATACCAAGTCGTCGCCAGATCGTGCGGTAGCCGGTCTGACCAATCTTTCCCATAGATTTCCAATGCTCATTTGACCAAGTATGGCCGCCATCATCAGACCAACGAAGCATAACTTGGGGATTCGATCCTTGAACGCCGCTATCTAACCCAACGCCAGTTTGACAATCTAATTGAAGACTATGTTGCGTTGTGCGATTTAAATCATTTTGACCTGTAGGCAACGCGCGCCAAGACCGCAGCCATTTTTGGATACCACCAGCTTCTGTATAAACATTCAAGTCATATGCGTATAGGCCGCCGGAAACATAGTCTCCTATCACAATCTCATTATTGAAATTCATTTGGCAATTGCCGCGATGGCGCGTAAAAGCGTCATTTTCCCAGCCAGCGCGCTCATGCCATGCACCCGTTGCTACGTCATAAACCCATGTCGTATTGGCAGTCGGAAAATTTAGAACATAAAAGCTATGGCCGTCTTGCTGATAAGTATAGCCAACGGCGTCTGATAATGTTTGGTATTGTTGAATTTGCCATTCGACCGCATGAGTCGATACGCGTTCGCCGGAGTAACCTTTCGACCGATAGACGATACCATTACCGCGCGCGTCTGCGCCAAGCCAAAATAGACCGTTATCAAGTTTGGCAACTGAATAGGCGGCGAGACAACCGATTTCGTTAAACGCACCTTGGATGCGTGACATAGGAAAGTCAGGCAACCCAGCGTCATACCAAACTTCAACGGAATTGGTGCCAAATAACCAAATTTCGCGGTGGTCTACGATCAGCGTTACAAGGTTGTCGGGGGAGCCTTCAGCGCTGGCAAAGTAAAGTGGGTCAATTGTTGTGCCTGTCGAATCTAGAACCCAGAAAATTTGACTATCGGGTTGATTATAGACAAACCATCCGTCGAGAAATCCACACCCAACAGCGCCATAAAAATCAGTAGTAAGTTGTGTTAATACATCAGTATTACTGTTGTAAATATACCCAAATAGATTTGCAGCGATAAACATTTGCGTGCCGTTGTCAGTCATTGTGACTTGACCAGTTCCCGCTATGTTTCCTTTACTTGTTGCTGTCCAAGTATCATCTATCTGGTAAAGAGTATTTCCCGATACAGCATATCCTTTTCCATTAAATGTCCAAAGCCCGCGCACAGGGCCGGAGCCTAAAGTAGCAAGAAGCCGAAGCCCTGGCGCACGTTGAAGCCATGCGGCCTCTTTGCCACCTTCGGGCACAACTTCAGGAAAAAGATTGACCATGCGGCTGTCCGCCGCGTTAGGGCTTCTAGTTACATATGAGCTGCCTAAGATCGGCGTCTTCATTAGTAATTGCCCGCATAGATGTTATAGCGCTGACGTGTGCCAACGATGCTATAAGGCAGAGCCATAATGTCGTCTGGATTATTAATACGTTTAAGATTGCGCTTGCTATACATAGCAATTCGTTGCACCTGCCCCGAAGGCTCAACGCCAAACTCAGGAGCCAGTTCGCAAGCTAAATTGTAGCGCATTGCCCGAAGATACCCAGGAGGAAACGCCAGTGTCGTGCTAAGATTGGCTGGTTTTGTAAGTTCCTCTACGGAAATGATATGCCATTCTAAAAGCCGTAATGGTTTTGGATAAACATACATCTCTATATTTGGGTAAGTCATGTTAACCCAAATAACTTGCGGATATGTAGATGTTACCGTCTTTACAGCGATACCATCATATTGCTGTTGATTGATAATCTTAATGCCATAAGAAACATTAGTTTGTGGATCTCGAAAATAAGTCGCATCGTCAAATAAAACGGGTCGATTGCCGACGAAATCGCCAGAAGGGCCAAGAGTCCGGCTAAGAACCCCAGCGGGCCAATTGAACACTTGGTCTTGTGTTGAAAACACCGCAAGCCGTTCTGTATTCCAGCTATCAACCATCTGTTGAAATGCAAATAGCGCATCATTCGCTGTCTCAGCGGATGGTGTTTCACCTTCAGCTAAGACGCCTAATAACCGTAAAGAACCATTTATTAGACTACCGACAGACGCGGTGACTGTATTTGATGTGCTAGGAACAGGCGGAAGCGGGACTGCCGCCGCCGCATTAAATAGTGCGATCATCTGGCCGTCAGACCAACCTAATGCAGATTGTGTCAAAACAGCTAAACTGTCTCCAGAAACTACATATTCCGCCGTCCAAAACTCTACCCATGCCGCATCATCGGGGTCCATTGGGATAGATTGATATAATGCGTTCATATCGCCCATTTGGGCGAGAGCGGTAAAATACTGTTGGCGTGTAACTGTCGTCATCAGAGAAATACCGCTTCTTGGAACAGGGCAAGCATTTGATCTGATGTAAGACCTAATGCCAACTGAGTAGATTGATATAGAGGGTCTTGATAACTTATATATTGCGCCGTATAAAATTCAGCCCATGCAGGATTATTTGTATCTGCGGTCAACCCATCAAAAGTAGCATACATATCGCTATTATTAGCTATAGCGGCCAAAAAATTTTGTCTGCTAGTCGTTGTTATCATTTAATAGGCCACACATTTATACTGAATAACGTCCGTAGCACCGGTCGTTGCGTTAAACGTAAACGTAGCGCTTGTTGTCGAAGTAGCTGATTGAACTAAGTATATGGCCTTAGCCGTTCTATCAGCCGCGTCACATACATACCCCGTAGGAGCTGTAGGCATAGCCGTCAATGCCAACGTGTCAGTATTGGCGCAAACGCCGGTCAGCGTTACGGTTCCGGCGGTCGCGCCGCCAGCAACAGCGCCTGTCGCACAGGTGCCTCCTGACCCTGCCGCCGTAGGAACTGCACCTCCTATTATAACTGAGGATATAGTAGGCGTAGCCGTAAATGCAGGCCCAGCACCGGCAAGAACTTGCCCCGCCGCGCCGGTGATTGATACCGCTCCTGCCGCTGATACGACAACTGGAGCGGTGCCAGTAATTGCGCCGCCGCCAGATGAAGTCACGCAGGTCGGGCAAGTTAAAGCACCTGTTGTCAGGCTAAGAATCAATGGAGAAGAAGCATTGACGGCAAACGTCCCGCTTGTATTTGGGAGCGTAAGAGTTGGCGTGCTTG